AGTATTTGGTCAGGATGAAATAGTAGATGAGCCTAAGTAATCAGGATATAGATGAACTTTTTGATGGAAAGCCTAGTGAGCTAACATACTCACAATGGCTGACCATTGAAGGGAACATTGACTTTACATCACTAACAACAACAATGAAAGCTGACATTCTGAACAGACTAAATTATTTATCAGAAGAAGAAGCAGAGGAAATAATAACTAAACTATACAACAATAGATATGAAAAAGACCCACAAAAACAATGGCTTAAAATGCTCAAAGATGGAGTATTTGGATATAGAGATATTTAAACACTTCTTGAGGGTTTACACATATATTGTATGGAATAAAAAAAGTATTTTAGGCTTATTAGCAGAAGATGATGTCATGAAACTGCTGAATGAAAAGCAGATTATAGATTTCTATCACTTTGACAAAACAAATTTTAAAGTATTATCTAGTAAGATTAATAAATACTTAAATGCTAATGACTAAGAAATATTCAATTCTAAAAATAAGGCAATCAAGAAATGAGTTTGAAGCACTACTGAGGATTTATGGCATATCTAATTCAACACTATGTAAGGTTATAGGAGTAAACTATGCTACCAGTAGAGATTTTATAAAGATACCATCTAACCTTAGATTTATACACGCACACAGATTAGCAGACTTTATAGGCTTAACAGTTCAAGATGTAGTTGATACAATAGTGTACGACTTAAATAAACAATAAACACAATGAAAAGAAGAAGATTAAAATTTAGCGACTACTACAACAATATAATTATGTCTGAATTGGCAGATATATATGAAGTAGATAAAGAAAGAATGTTTTTAGGAAGTAGAAAGAAGAACATTATATTTGCTAAGAGAATGTATATATACATATTAAGAGAGATGTTTGGATTAACTCTTATGGAAATAGCAAGTGTAACTAACTTACATCACTCATCAATAATCCACCACACAAGAAAGTTTAAATTCTTCTACAATAATTATACTGAAGAATCTGAATTATTTAAAAGAGTAGAGAGTAAGATAATTGAGGTGGAGATAGATGAGGAGATATTAGGTTTAGAACTTAGGCAAAAGAAAATAACGGATTCATTAACTAAATTATATAAAATTAAAAAACAAAAAAATGACAGAAAAGAAAGAGAAAGTTTACTTACCGAGTAGTATTAAAAACATTCCAACTAAGTATGGAGAAATGATGGTTGCTAACTTTAAGTTAGATGAACTACAAAAGAATGCAAAGAATGGTTGGGTGTCAATGGTGATTTCAGAGCGTAGAGAGCCATCAGAAAAAGGTGCGACACATTATGCCTATGTAAATGACTTTGAGCCAAAGGAGAGTACTAAGAATACTCCTAAGCAAGAGTCTAGTAGTGATAGTAGTGATGACTTACCATTCTAAATAAACAATATGAGAGGAGGTGAAATATCCTCCTCTTATTTTAAAAACTATAACACAATGAAAGAACAACCAAACTACTATGCAATACTATCAGCAGAGGTTAGGTATGATGATAGGTTAAAAGCTAATGTTAAGCTATTATACGCTGAGATAACAGCACTATGTAATATGAATGCTGAGTGCTTTGCATCTAATAAATACTTTGCAGACTTATATAAAAAAGAAAAAGGAACTATCTCAGGATGGGTTAGCCAATTAGTTAAGTATGGGTATGTTGAGGTTAGATATACATATAAGGAGGGTACACGACAAATATCACATAGGTATGTGAAAATAATCAATAAGGGTATGTTAAAAATATCTAAAACCCTATGCGATAAAAATCTAAAGAGTAATACTACAAGTATTAATACTATGAAAGGTAATACTAAGGGTAATTTTAAAAAACCAACAATAATTGAGATTAAAGAATATTGTACTGAAAGAAAAAATAATGTAGATTCAGAAACATTTTTTGATTTCTATGAAAGTAAAGGTTGGGTAATAGGTAAGAACAAAATGAAAAGTTGGAAAGCCTGTGTAAGAACTTGGGAGAAAAGCAGAAACAATAATACTAATGATAGAACTACATCACATAGACACACAAAAGGACAAGACTATGGGGATGGTTCTTTTTAAAAACTAAAAAACTATGAAAACAAGACAAACATCAATTGACTGTTACAATGAAATTAAAAATTCTAATTTATTAGCTCAAAGAAGATTTGAAACATTTAACGCTATATTTAAGTCAGCTCCCTGCACAAGGCAGGAGGCATTAGAACATACTAATCCTTTAAATGCTTTATCATTAAGTGCAGCAAGGTTTACTGAACTAAGGAGATTAGGAGTTATATATGAAGTTAAAACAAGAGAATGTAGGGTTACAGGAAGAAATGTTATAGAATGGGATTTAACAGATAAACTCCCTATAAAAATAAAAAGTTCTAATACAACAAAGAAGCATAGGGTTAATGATGCTTTAAATTCATTGCGTGAATTATACAAAAATAAAGATATTAGTACAGATGAGGATTGGAAAGACGTTGCTGATTTAATTAAGAATATATAGATTATGAGAACAATAGAAGATACATTTAAGATAGAAAACTTCCTACAACCTAAGATGTACAATAGGTTTAAGTTAGGAACTAAACAAGAACTTAAAGAAATGTTTATAAAAGCATTTAAGCATTATGATAGAACGATTGATGTGTATGAGCATCTTGATTCTTATGATGAGATAATAGATTGGCTATCAGATACTAAAGGTAGAGGTTTAATGCTAATGGGTAATTGTGGATTGGGTAAGTCTACTATTCTTAACTATGTTATACCTGCAATCTTTAGAACAAAAACAAATAAGTTACTTACTAGCACACCAGCAAAAGAACTAGGTGAGATAGAGAGAAGTTCTGCATCTTTTATTATTATTGATGACTTAGGTACTGAGAGCATTAAGAATGATTATGGCACTAAGATTGATGCAGTTACTGATGCTATATCTTATGCTGAAGATAGTTCAAAGACTTTACTTATAACAACTAATTTAGCATCCAAAGCATTAAAAGAAAGATATGATGAGAGGACTTTAGATAGGCTAAGGAAGTGTAAAGTTGTGGTAATCAAGGGTAAAAGTTTTAGGAATTAAATAGTATAAAATTGAATTATTTTTATATATTTGTAAGATGAAAAAAAAAGATGAAGAGAATATAGATAAGTTCAGTTTGCCTAAAGTTATAAATACTGACTTAACATATTATATGCAGTTTGGTTGGAAAAGACTAAAGGAAACATCAATTAGAGTTAAGAATTCAAATAAATACATAGGAAATACATATCAAGATAATTTTCCTATTCCAATAGATTAAAAAAGAATACTCAGTTAAACAACTAATTAAAAAAATATAAGGGTAAGACCTAAAGAGCTTTTAATTTTTCAGTCTGAGTAAGTAAAGGGGTGGTTTTCAGATGCCACCCTGATACGATTAAAAAAATAAACTATTAGATTATGATAAGCAACTACTTTAAAAAAATAAGAGAGAAGTTATTATATTTTGACTTTCAGCCATTATTATTATTTTGGGTTATAAGTGATTTTTTAAATAATCAAGTTCTATGGACTAACTTATCTTATTGGGAGGGTGTTGGTCAGCCTAACACATATTGGCTTTATATGTTTTATCTTATTGGTAGTGTAGGTATGATTATAGCTATACATGATATTAAATGGCTATCAAGGTTTGTAAGTTACTATTTAATGTTATATTTGTTTTCAACTATAAGGTACTTACTGAATGTATATTTGAATATAAATGAAGAGCCATTAACCATTGTAGATTTAAAGAATATATTAGTAACTTGTTGGTATGCTTTTATGTGGTGTTGGATTTTATTTAAGCTAAAAAAAGAAATTTTACATAAAACATTATGATGAACGAGAATGTAACAACTATTATAATTACTGCGATATCAGTTATCTTTGGTGCTGGTGGTTGGAAGTTTTATGAATTTTTAATTAGAAATAAAAGAGAACAAAAGAAGGATGATTTGAGTGAAAAGACAATATACAGAGATGATTTAATACTAAGAGTTGAGAAGTTAGAGAAAGATAAAGATGTTTGCACGAACTCTTTGATGGATATGAAGGTTATGGTTGCATCATTATCGGTAAAAGTTGAATTCCTAGAGAAAGAAAACGAAAGATTAAAATATAAATAATATATATGAAAGAAGAAAGGACATACAAAACAATTAAGTGGATATTAAAAGATAATATCAAAAAGAATGTTAGAGCTTTGTGGACTTGGAAAGATGACAACTTTACTTGTATATATGAGAACTACTCTGGAGATGATAGGATTTACACTTCAAGCCAACTATTAAAACTTTTAACAAAATGATGTATTTAAAAATAGTAGTATTTATTATATTTTTCATTGCTTTTATTCTTATAGTGATGAATGTTGTAGAGAGTATAATAAGGACTAAAAATAATGAAAGAATTGTATGGAAGATGGATAAACTAACCAAAAAACATCCGTATAAGAATTCTGAGATAGATAAGGTGGTTACAAGGACAGGGGGTCTTGCTCACGATAGAATATATGATACAGTATTGGATGAAGATTTGATAATGGATGACATGGAGGATGTAAACAAGAAGAAATGAATATGGTATTTATAATAAATATATGAGCGAAAAGCATAGTAAACATTATTACGAGGAGGGGAGGAATACAAGTACTACTTGGAAAGATGAGGTGATAGGGGATAAAAAGAATAAGTGGAGTGGAGGTGAGATTAACCCTAAGATGTTGTTAAGTAAGAATGAGTTAGAAGTAGACTACAGTAAAGATAAGATACCTAACTATTACATTGGTAAGGTGTATGGTTATGAGGCTCGTAAAGTAATAGAGGATTTTGATTTATCCTATAACGTTGGGACTGCCACCACATATTTGCTCAGAGCAAAAAGGAAGCACACTACAAGTGTTGAGTGCATACAGAAAGCAATCAATCATCTTGAGTTTGAATTAGATAAGATTAAGAATGAAGAAACCGATATTTAGAGTATTTATATCGTATGAGATAAAGAGTAAATCCTCTGTAACAAGGAAGGTTATTACTGGTATATTAGATACATTTGCACTAACCTCTAACATAGAGGAAATAAAGAAAGACCAAGAACTGATAGATAGAATATGTTACTTAAATAAAAAGAAGCTAAACAAAGTAGACATCACTATAACAAGTGTTGATGTTGAAAACCAATATGGTGAAACTGTTGATAGATTCTGTGATGAATATTAAATTATGCCAAAGATAAGAAAGATAAAAGTAGGTGATAGGAAAGACTTCAGAGGTGGAGGTTA